TTGTGCAATTTGGGAGGTGTATAAATACTATAAGGGTAAATCACCTTATGATGTATAAAATAAAACAAAGATGAGTAAAGAAGAAGTAGTAGAAATGCTGGTGTATTTTGCAGAACAGTATCCAGATATGTTTTATAAACATATGGAGGATGATGATCTTGGAGAAGGAGCATTTACAGAATTTGTAGAAGAATATATAAACGGAGAAAAAAATGATTAGAATATTTTTAAAATTAGATAAATGGTTAGGAACTAAAAAAGGTAAGAGATTTAAATTTATTGTTTTAATAACAATATGTACTCTTGGCTTACTATACCATTTAGTAGGGTGTAATGCTATAAAAAAAGAAAAAACAAGAATGGAGATTTCAGATGAAGAATGGAGTAAAGCTGAGATGATTGATGTTAAATATTATAAGCATCCAGGTTATCCTAAATTTGTAAAAACTTTTGAGATAGATGGATACAAGTTTGTAATATATAGTAATGGACGTGGTAGTGCTATGGTAGCAGTACCTTTAAATAATAAAGAAAATGAGTAAAGAAAAAACAACAGAAGAAAGAGCAGGATTTGCAACAGGTGTATTAAATATGGCAATATTCCATATAGGATGGAGTTTATTTAAACAAGAAAATTGGTTAACATATTTAGGATTTTTACTAATGATTGTTGCATTCACAATGGTTTGGAAGTATATGAAACCTACTAAAGATACAAAGGCTAATATTAAAATAAAAATAGGTAAAAAAAGAAAAGAAAATGAGTAAAATGGGAAGACACATTCTTGCACAGCAAGAAAAAGAATTAAATAAACACAGACAAGTAGCAGGTATAGATAGTAATCTACATGATTATGATCGTATAAGAGAAACTATACAAGAAAATAAATTTAGTCTCTGTCATTTAGGAGCAGATATAGTTGAGCTATACAAAGAATATCCTAATGATGCTGATTTAGGTAAACAAGTTAGAAAATTAATATTATCAAGATATGAGTAGACATGTAATAGAAAAAAGTGATCAAGCTATAGCATATGGATTTGATCATGCAGAAGGATATTTCTTTCAATTAATGGAAATAGACCCTAAAACAAATGAAGTAGAACAATATATTATTGATGAATCTAGTTTAATGACTAAACTGAGTAACGGAAAGATGCTTGAGCTTATGATTAAGTATAACTTGCCTTATTCTCATATACAAAGAGTCGCTATGGATTTACCAATTGAATAATAAAACTAAAATTATGGAAAAGATATTAATGATAGTATGGCTATATACAGGTATGTATGGGTACATGTATTGGATAAAGAAACGCAATAGAAAATATTCTAGAAAATGGCGTTCAGATGAAGTAAATATTGTTCCTATGATGGGAATACTAGGACCTTTTTCTTTTATTGTAGGATTTATATTATATAATAAGTAGACAATTATTGTCTGAATTAAGTTAACCTTAAAATTTATGATTTATTTAGTAACTAACCAGCAGAGCATGTTTAACTCTGTTGGTTATTCTCTAGCATCTATTGAAGAATCGCTAGAATATTTAAACACACTAGATATAATTGGCTTTGACACAGAAACTATGGGTATGGATCCATATAACTGCCAATTATTATCTATGCAACTTGGTGACAATGACAAACAATATGTTATTGATTGCACCACAGTAGACCCTAGTGAGTATAAAGAGATACTTGAGAAGAAAGAACTTATAATGCATAATGCTAAGTTTGACTTGAGATTTTTATATTACCAGGGAATAATGCCTATCAAAGTATATGATAGTTTTCTTATGGAAAGAGTTCTTCATACAGGTATAGATACTGTTAGAAAATCTCTTGATGCTGTAACTTATAAATATTGTAAAATAGAGCTTGATAAAACTGTAAGAGGCCATATACACAGAGAAGGTCTGAGTGCTAGAGTAATAAAGTATGCAGCTGATGACGTGAAATATCTTCACGAAATAAGACGCAAACAAATAGTAGCACTAGAAGAAAAGGGACTGAAGAGAACAGCAAGTCTAGACAACGAATTTGTAAAAGTACTAGCATATGTAGAATACTGTGGTTTTTATATGAATCCACTAGATTGGCAAAAGAAATGCGATGAAGATTTAAAAGATCTTGCAGCTGTAACTAGAAAACTTAATTTATTTATACTAGATAATGCTGAAACTTATCAGCATTTTATTGATACACAATTAGATATGTTTTCTGAAGGTGTTAAGTGTAGAATAAATTGGTCTTCGTCTCAACAAGTTATACCGTTTATGCAATCTCTTGGTGTAGATACTAAGATTAAAGATAAGAAATCAGGTATAATGAAAGACTCTGTAGATAAGAAAGTTCTTGCTGGTCAAAAGAATAAACATCCTATTATTAAGACTTATATAGAATATACTGAGAAGCAAAAAGTAGTAAGTACTTATGGCGAGAATTGGTTTGATTATATAAATCCTAAAACAGGTAGGATACATTCTAATTTTACACAGATTATGAATACGGGTCGACTGTCTTCTGGTCAAAAAGCTAAGAAGAAAATGAACATACCACAAATGCCTAACATGCAAAATATACCTTCTGATACAAGAACAAGACATTGTTTCCAAGCAGAAGAAGGTAATATGCTGATTGTTAGTGACTACAGTGGTCAAGAGCAAATAGTTTTAGCTAATAGATCTAAAGATGCTGACTTGTTAGAATTTTATAAGAAAGGTCTTGGTGACATGCATTCATTTGTAGCATCTAAGATATTTCCTGAACTAGCAGAGCTTAGTCTTGGTGATATTAAAAATGATCATAAGCAGAAAAGACAGATAGCTAAAGGTGCAGGTTTTGCAATTAACTATGGCGGTACAGGCATAACTATATCTCAAAATCTTAATATATCTATGAGCAAAGGCGAAGAAGTATACAAAGCATATTTCAAAGCATTCCCTGGGCTAGCTAATTATTTTAAGACAGAAAAAGATAAGGCTATAAAACTAGGTTACATACAATTTAATAATGTAAGTGGCCGTAAATGTTATATACCATTCTTTGAAGACTTTCAAAGATTAACAGCTGAGATTAATGAAGACCCTGAGTTTTGGTCTGACTATAGAATACACAAAGCTAAGAATACTAGTAAGTTTCAAGAGTTTTATAAACCTAAAGTACGTCAATATTTTATGAAGAAAGGTGATATCGAAAGAATGTCACTTAATTATCCTATTCAAGGTTCTTCTGCAGATATTACTAAACTTGCGGGTATATATTTCTTTAGATATCTAGAAAAAAACAATCTATTATTTAACGTTAAGATGGCTAATGTCGTCCATGACGAATGGATTGTAGAATGTAAAGAAGATATGGTCAATGAAATATCTAATGTATTGCAAGATTGTATGGAACGTGCAGGTGATGTGTTCTGTAAAACAGTAAAATTAAAAGCCGAGCCTGAAATAACAAAGTATTGGCAACATTAAAAACAATTAAATGAAGATAATTAAAAATCAATGGGAAGTAAGACCTTTAGATACTAAAGGCACAGATAAAATAATAACTAAAGATTTTGTAGAGAAATACCATTACCATGCAGGTATGGGTAACGTTTGTACAAATATCTTTGGATTATATTATAAAGGAGATCCTAATACTTTACATGGAGTATCTGTATGGAATGTTCCTACGGCAGGAGCTGCTAAATCAGTAGGCAATGACCATAGGGCTGTGTTATCATTAAGTAGATTTTGTTTAGTAGATGATAGACCTGAAAATTCAGGTTCTTTTCTTATTAGTCAAAGTATTAAAGGGCTTGATAAAAGATACAATATGTTACTTACATATGCTGACACTGCACAAAATCATGATGGTGGTTTATATAGAGCTAGTAATTGGAACTATAACGGTATGACAGGTAAAAATCCTTCATACATAGACCCTGTAACAGGTCGTGGTGTATCTAGAAAGAGCGGTAAGAATAATTATTCTAGACAAGATATGGTAGATATGGGCTATCAATATATGGGTAGTTTTTCTAAACATAGATTTATTTATCGTAGAACAAATAGAAAAGGTATAGTAATTAATTCTAGGCCTACAGATAACCTCATCTTTTCAAAAGATGGTAAAATAATTAAAAATGACAAGAACAGAGAGACAGATTGAAGTACTAAAAAAATGGCGAGCGAATAACTTTAGAGGTATATTCCAAGCTGCTACAGGCTTCGGTAAAACTTATACTGCTATAATGGCAATACAAGGTATGGTTACAAAAGCAGGTATAGAATCTTGTTTAGTAGTTGTGCCTACTATTACATTAAAAGCACAGTGGGAGGCAGAGTTAGCTAAACATAAAATAAAGTTTGCTGATGTGTTAGTAATCAATACAGCAATAAAGCAACCTCGTAATTATGATATGTTAGTGCTCGACGAATGCCATAGATATGCTGCAGATAGTTTTAAAAGAATATTTGAAGTAGCAGATTGTGAGTATATAATGGGTCTAACAGCAACGTTAGAGCGCGAGGATGGTCTCCATGATGTTATACTAGATTATTTAGAAGTTATTGATCAAGTAACTGTAGATGAATGTTTAGATAATGGATGGATTAGTCCATATACTGTGTATAATGTAGCCGTGCCTTTACCAGATGATGAGCAAATAGCTTATAAAAAAGCTAATAATAGTTTTAAGCATTTTGCTGCTACTTTAGGATTTGGTGGTGATGCATTCAGAAATGCTCAGAAATATCTAAAAGGAGGTTCTAATGAACAGAAAGGAAAAGCGGCTATGTATTATGCTGCTATGAGAAAACGTAAAACTATATGTTTAAGTAATTCTAATAAAGTTGAAGCAACTAATAAGATTATAGAAGCACTTGGTAAAGTAAACGGCCTTATATTTAGTGGTACTACTGATTTTGCAGAAAAGTTGCAAGAAAAACTTGGTGATATTTGTATGAGCTTTCACAGCAAAATAACAAAGAAACAACAGAAAGACATAGTAGCAAGGTTCAAGGACAAACGCACAAAAGTGCGCTATTTGAGCAGTGTACAAGCACTAAATGAAGGCTTTAACGTACCTGATTGTTCTATAGCAATCATTGCAGGTTCTAACTCTACTAAAAGGACGTTTATACAACAATTAGGTAGAGTTGTGCGTATGCAAAAAGGCAAGCAAGCAGTTATTGTAAATCTATATACTCCTGATACTCAAGATGCCGTTTGGACTAAGAAAAGGCTTGACGGTATTGATAAAAATAGGGTAATTTTTTGTACCTTAGATGAGTTTCTAAATCAACTTAATTATGAAAATACACTTAACTCTGGAGTTACTCCAGCAGTCATCCCTGACTCCAAATCAGATAGTATTACTACAACTTCTGTATAACAAAGATTATTTAAATATAGAAAAACTCTTTACAAAAGAAGTAGCTCTTGAGACTAGAAATTCTTTAGAATCTAGTACTTATATATTATCTAAAGGCGGAATATTTATGGATACTATTATTAGTAACGGAGAAATAGAGAAATTATTTGGTATACGTGGAGATCAAATTAATTTTTGGGAATTTTATCAGTGTTATCCTGTAAGAGTAGGTAACAGAGTACTGCGTGCATCAGGTGATATTGCACAAGTAGCTAAGAAACATGAGAAGAAATATCTTTCTAGAGTTAAAAGAACGGCTCAACATGAATTAGCTATTAAAGCTACTGAAGCATTTGTAAGCATGCAAAAACGTGTTGGTAAGCTTCAGTATTTACCTAATATGGAGACTGTTCTTAATAACAGTATGTGGGAACAATGGGCAGTCTTTATACAAGATAAAGGTGTGGAAGAACAGGAGTGGAACTCTGATCAAATTTAAAAATTATATGACAGCAAAAATTAAACATTGGGATAAATTAAAACAAGATATAGAACGTGGCAAACAAGGATTAAATACAGGTATACCTTTTGAAGGTTTTACAACGTTAAGTGATCATATAAAAAATATACAGCCAGGTCGTTATGATTTAATTTTCGCAGGTACAAGTGTCGGTAAAACTGCATTTGTTAATTCAACTTATGTATATGGGGCTATAGATTTTTTACAATCAAACCCTGGATACATTCATGATCTAGAGATTATATATTATTCTTTAGAAATACCGCCAGCATATCAAATAGCAAAACATATTGCTAGTCTTATATGGCGTGAACACGGTATACTTACTAATCTCAATGAGATAAGATCGCTAGGTTCTTCAGAAATACGTCCTGAAGTGGCAGCTCTTATACCTCAATACGAGGCTAAGATGAATGAGATACAAGATAAATACTTGCACTATCGTACTTCTCTTAGTCCAGAGTTTTTGTATAAAGATTTAATGGGTTATGCAGAAAAGCGCGGCCAAGTTATTAGAAATAAGGATAATATTATTATAAATTATATTCCTAATAATCCTAAACTAATTACTCTTGTTGTGATAGATCAT